TCGAACTCGAAAACCGAATAATGATCGTGTCGCGGATCAGGTGGACCCGAGAACTCCAGGGTCTCGAAAGGGAACCGCCAGTCCCGGGCAAGGGCCTGGGCCGCGATCCGGGCGTCACTAGCGGTGTTAACCCCTTGGATCTGTTCGACGTGGGTCCGCCGATAGCCCCGGTTTTCGAAGCTGTGGGGGGCGGAGGCCGGAACGTCGTAGATGCCGACCACACTGGTCTGGTTGGCGCCGGTGTTGACAACGATGAACCGGTTTGGCAGTTCCAGGAGGTTGGTGGTTTGGACCGCAGTCCCGAGGTAGGACCGACTTCCGATCGGGTAATCGATAACCTGCGAATCACTGAGCGCGTCCGGAATGGGCATCGGGTGACACTGCCCCACACCCTCGTTGTCGAAGAACAGGTCGTGATAACCAACCATCGTAGCCAGTTCGTTGATGATCCGGAGTCGGCTGGTCCCTGCAGGCCATGCCACCGCCTCCATGCCAACCGCGATCACCGTGCCGGAAGGCGTAACGTTGAACTCGACCGGCAGTTCCGACAGCAGCTCCGTGATGGCGGTCGTGATGACCTTACCGGGGCCGTAGGCGATCGAATAGTCGACCGCTTGATCTACGATCTGTAGCTGATCAACGCAGTTCAGGGCCGGGATAGTGAGCCGGTTCGCCGGCCCGAAGCTGCTGATGATGGCTTGCGACACCTGCGAGAACATGAACACGCCCTGGTTCCAGCGGGTGCCATCACCCAGGACCATAGTCGCCCGGATTCGGTTCTTGACGACATCGATCCCGTCGAGAACCCCGGGGTTCAGACGTATTCCCGTCAGCGTGCGCTTGATGGACCGGGAGGTGTCGACCGAGATAGTGGGGACCTGATCCCGGTCGATCTCCAGGTTTTCTTTGACGACCTGCCGACCCTGGTCGAGTAGGTCGAACTCCCAGCTTGCCGCCCGCTGAGAGACGGCCTGCATGTCGAGGAGGACGTTACTGGGTATCGACACCGAGCGTGTCCCCGCTGATGATCGGGGTGGCCAACTCGGTCACCTCAACCGTCGCCATCCAGATATCGCCCACGTTGGGGTCGTGTAGCTGGGTGAAGCTGGGCACGTTGACCGTCGCGTACCAGCGGTTCCCGCAGCTATCCCGGACCACCAGGGTGGAGACGGGCGCGTGACAGATGTCGTGCAGCCCCATCGTTACATCGAGGCACGGCACTTCGGGCGTACACAGACCCGCGATGAGAACCTGCCTCTGGAATCGCAACCCCAACCGCTCCAAGGGCCGGAAAGCGATATGCTTGTCCCGTCCATAAACGGCGCGTATCACATGCGATTCCGCGTCCAGGTTGGTCCAGTTCTTGGATATAGGTAGGCTGGCGCCGTGAACCTCGGGGAACGCCACGTTGAGGGCCGGGTCGTCGGGGGCCGTGATGACGATGTCTGCTCCGGCCGGGTGATCCGACATCATGCAGACTTCCTCGACGAAGTCACCATATGCGCCGTCAGCCCGACGCTGCCGAACTCGATAGCAGACCTCTCGGTCGTAGGCGTGCGACCAGTCATCCCAGCAGTTGGGAACGTATCCACTCGCGGGTACACCGGTCGCGGCCGTGCCGGTGGGGGCGATGATGGCGACGGTGGACCAGTCCTCGTCGTGGGACCCGTGCTCCATTCGCTGGATCTCGTAGTACAGGAAGTCCTCGGTGAACAGCGTGGTCGGACTCCAACAGACCTGGTGATAGGGTATACCAGTAACCGCGCACCCAACCGGAGTCGTGAAAGGTTCGCAGGGGTCGCATACTCCGCCGGTTACTGGCTGCACCAATTGTTCGACCGACAGCCCGGTGATCTCGGGGGCCTGGGACAGCAGTGATACCAACAGGTCTGAATACCGAACAGTGGTGTCCTGGAGCGCCAGGAAGCCATTCGTGGGCGGAATGAAGGCGTGACCGGTCGCGGCTCCGTCCGCGGTCTGATCACCGTGACCGGTGGCGGTGATCTCAGCAACGAGGGCGCCAATACGCCAAATGTTGTTGGTCTTGCCGGGCTCGCCGTAGTCGGACGCCAGGGTGAACCGGGCTCGGATGTCCCCCGTTGGAAGATCGATGCCGGAACCGAACTGGACCAGGACCTCTCGGTACTCGTCGTTGTACAGGTCGTTTCCGACCTTCGGACTGGCCTGCCACATTGCTTCCGTGATCTGGAACGGACCGGCAATCACCGAATCCGCCGAATCCACCAGATCGAGATCGACGTACTTGCGGTCTACGGGCGCGTTGGGTGCGCTGGTCAACAGGGCGACCACCACCCGGGCCGCCGAGTATTCGGTGGTGCCGGCCGGGATGGTCAGTCGCTGTCTCGGCCGCTTGACCGTTGAGGAGTCGGTTTTCTGCGGCAGGGTGCCGCTGTTGCTTCCCGAGTATGGTTGGGTGTCGACCGTCTGCACACCGTTGTTGATCATCCGCAGGGTGGGCAAACCGTCGAGCTGTTCGCCCAACAGCCGAGGGACAGTGGGTTCCCACAGGACGACGTCGTGCAGATCCCAGTCGAGGAAGGTGTAGTGCTGGAAGTCGCTCCCGTCGGGCCGTTTGTCCTTGAGTGCGCGCCAGTCGAACGATCCAGAACCACCGTAATCCGTGGAGCCGCCGGGGTTGCGGACGAGAACGATATACTCTTGACCAGCCAGGACCGTGGCCGCAGACCCGGTGGCCATGGGGTTGAACATCGTCCCGCTGACCCACTGGTAGGAGCCGGGAGGCTCGATGATGGCTACGCCGGCTCGCCGTTCGGGGATGTGGTCGACGTGGACTCGCAGCCGGTCCAGGGTGTTGGACTGGGTGTTGAGGGCGTCGTAGCGAAGCCGTCGGTTACCGGTTCCAGAGGTGAACTCTCGAAAGGTCCGGGGCTGCCAGATCCGCCAGTTAGCGGTGTCGCCAGCTTCCAAGTACGCTTCGCCCATGTGCCAAGCTACGTTACCCTGAATCGCCCTAGTCCATAGGTACGTGCTGTTCTGGTCGATGCGTCGTATGTTCATGAGCCGGAACGATCCGGTCTCAATGGCGATTGAGATGATGTGGCGATCGAGGGCGAAGGCGCTCGCACTCGGGATGTGCACCGTCGCCGTAGCAGGGGTGCTACCCGACTGGAATAGATGCAGGCCGTCGTTCAGGGCCTGTAGCTCATTACCCTCAGGGGCGGTGCCTACTTCATCCACCACACCGGCCGAAGCGGTGATCGTCGAGAAATAGGTAGTGATGGTGTGGACCCCACCGGGGTCAAACCCGCTGGCAGGGATCAGCTCCACCATGAACGGCTTGCGGTGACCTGCCCACAAGGCACCGGACAACAGTGGGTTGTTAGTCGAGGCACCGGAGTAGACGGCGATCTCGTCGACTTCGCCGGATCGCTGAGGCTTGAACCTCAGTGCTCGCATCTGCGTATCAGTCTGGATGATGTTGGTGGCCACGCCCACACCCAGGAACTCAACGCCCACTACGTCGGGCGTGTTAGGGTTCCAGGATGAACGGGGCATCAGATCGTCCTCAGCGTGAACTCGACCTGCTTCTGAGCCAGCCGATCTTCCATGCCGTCAATGATGCCGGCACCAATCTCGTTGGCTTCCTCGGGGCTGACCGAACCGGGCACCTGAACAATGAGCTGTTGGATCACGAGCCCGCCGCCCGTCGGTTCGCCCATACTAGCACGGCCGATGTTATCGAGGGAAGGGCTCGACTGGCCCTGAATCTGGTCGAGTACGCCAGATTCCTGGAGCAGGGCGAGGGCTCGGGCCGGGTCGTTCATCGGGACGACAACCTCAGGGGAGTGCAGGGCAGCGATCGTGTCTTCCTTGATGATGCCACCACGCTGGAGCCCCAGCAGGTTCCTACCACCCTCAATAAGACCGCCGACCGTGCCAGCGCCCGGTATATCGCCGATCCGGTCGATCAGGTCGCCGATGCGCTCGATAGCGTCGCCAATCCAGCCGAGCAACGAATCGATCACGCCGATCACGCCGTCGATGGCACCCTGGAAGACGCCCCAGGCCGAAGCACCGATCCCGATAGCTTCGGTCAGTGCACCTCGGATCACGGCCGCGACGGGCGAGATGTAGTTGTGCCAGATATTGCTGAGCACTCCGATGACGCCGTTCACTACCCCCTGGAACAGGGACCACGCGCCACGGGCGACCCCGATAGCTGCACTGAACGCGCCAGAGAGGATGCCGCCCAGGGGCACGAGAACACTTTGCCACAGGAAGGTAGCTACCGCGATAACCGCGTCGAAAGCCAGCTTGAAGGCGCCGCTCAGGAACCCACCCACGAGGGAGAGTACCCCGAGGAATATGCCACCCAGGAACCCGGCCACCGGTTCCAGGACGTTCCGCCACAGGAACTGGACGATCTCGATAACCGTGGCGACAGCAATGATGAGAGGACCGAGCAGGAACGCGGCTAGGAGCATCAACGATCCGAGCAGAACCCGACCGATAAACTCGCTCACGGGTAGTAGCACCGTCTGCCACAACGTCATCAGGATGTCAAACAGACTCTGGACCGCTGGTAGCAAAATGCCCGTGATGAAGTTGCTGATGAGCTGGAAAGCAACGACGAACACCGTAGAGATGAAGTTGCCGACCGGTACCAACACGTTCTGCCACAGCGCCATCACCAGATCCAGGAAGCCCTGGAACGCCGGACCCACCGAATCACTGATGAGGGTGATCAGGTCAGCCAAAACGCCGATGATGAGGGCAATACCCTCGACCGCCAACAGGGTGGTGAAGGTGTTGATCTGGATGAAGATGGTACCCAACTGCAGCAGCGGGGTGATCAAGGGGAGCAGGGCGACCAGGATCTCAGCGAGCGATACGGCAATCGAAGCAAGAGCCTCGGCAAGCTGAGGCAAGTCAGGACCAAGATCCTTCAAGATCTGGATAAACGCATCAGCGAACGCCTGCCCAACCTCCTCCAGAGCAGGCGCCAGGATGTTGATGGCATCGATGATGCCGCCCGCGAGGATGGAGATGACCTCGTTGATGACCGGGATCATCGGCTCGATGGATTCGAGCAGAGTGACAAACACCTCAGCCAGGCTCAGGAGCACGGGCGCCAGGGTCTGGATGACAGCGGTGAACGACCCGCCGATCTGAGCGAAAAACGGCTCCAGTGCTTCAATCAGCCCCAACAGCCCTTCACCGAGAACATCAAGCACCGGTTCAAGAGCAGTGACAACCCGGGTCAATATGTTAATGAACGGCGGCAGGACCGCGCCCGCCAGGGACGCGAACACACCAATAATCGGCTGCAGCGCCTCACCGAGAATGTTGAACAACGGACCGAGAGCTTCCAGGACGGGCCGAAACTCCCCGATCACAGTGCCCACTGACTCAAATACTGAAGCAAACCCATCGGCCAGACCTTGGAGGGCGACGCCAAACGACGGACCAATCGCGTCTACAACATCCACCAGAGTGCCAATGAGCCCCCCTGCCAGGGTCGACAGGGCAGGGGCGATCGTACCCAGGGCTCCCTCAATCGCTGGCACGGCATCAGTAAGAGCTTGCTTGATGGTGGGAACCAACGGCTCGAACGCGTCGGTCAGGGCAAGCGAGATAGTGTCTTTGAAGGTCGAGAACACGCCAGTCAGGGTTTGAGCCTGAGCCGCCATAGCGCCGGCCGCACCCGGGAACTTCTGCATTCCCTGGATCAGGAGATCGATACCCTGTTCCGCCGGGATAAGCCCGGCCGTGATCTGTTCCTGCAGTTCCGCCGTAGTGATGCCGAGTCCATCCGCCATAGCCTGGAATGGTGAGAACCCGGGCAGTGCCTCAGCAAGCTGCAGCATTTCCTCGGTCGTAACCTTACCGCGGCTGGCCATCTGGCCCAGGGCGCGAATAACCCGATCCATCGAATCGGCAGGAGCACCCAGGACCGACACCAAGTCGCCGAACACTGTGACGGTCGGGATGATCTCTTCTCGGGTGATACCGGCTGCCTCACCGATGGCCAACAGTCGCCGGGCGTTGTCGGCCAGACCCTGGAACTCGAAAGGGGTCTCGGCCGCGAACTGCTGCATCTCACGGATGAAGGCGTCCGCCTCCTCCGCCGAACCGAGGAGAGCGGTGAACCCGATGCGGGTCTGTTCCAGCGACGCGGCCGACTTGAGGCCAAACGCCACCGTGGCGGCACCTGCAATGCCCAGGCCAGCCGCGACCCCGAGAGCCCCGGTGGTCAGGAGCGAGAAACCCGCCCCGCTGAGGCCGATTCTTGAAATCGCTCGGATGCTGTCGTTGGACGAGTCCCGAAAGGAACTCTCCATCTTCTCCGCGGCCGCCTCGGAAGCAGCGATCAGCGGTACGAAGTTGGAAGCGTTGCCGATATCCCGGATGTCTTCGTTGGCTCCGGCCGAGGCTTCTCGGAATGAGGCTTCCAGGGTCTCGGCAATAGATTCAGCCCGAATCGCCAACAGGCCGAAATCCTCCGCTGTGCCGATATCCTTGAGCGCCTCCTTCGACGCCCGGCGCGCCTCCTTGAAGGCGTTCTCGATTGCTTCACCTGCAGCCTCAGCCCCACCCGGCACGTCAGCGAAAGCCTCAGGCCCGATGTCCCGCAGGGCCGCCTCGGACTGGCGAGCTGCCTCCTCGAAGGCTCTCTCGATGACCTCGCCGGTCGCTTTGGCGTCGGTGCCGGTGTCGCGGATCGATTCGCTGATACTACGAGACATCTCCTTGAAGATGCGCTCGATAGCATCGCCGGTATCCTCTGCTTCACCCTGGACGGCCTGGAAGAGTTCGGGGCCGCCGACATCCCGCAGGATGTCGTCAACCTGTCGCTGCATCTCTTCGAAGTCGTTCTGGATGTTTTCGGTCGCCCGATCCGCCTGGTTCTCCAGCAAGTCGAACAGACCGGGACCGCCGATCTCATTCAACGAGTTCTTGATCGCCCTGGTTGCTTCCTCGAAAGCCTCCTCCAGCTCTTCGCCTGTCAGCTCACCCGTTCGGCCGACCCGCAGCCGCAAGGTACGCAGGAAGTCGTCGACTTCGTTATCGGCCTTGCGGCTGTCGAGTTCGACCTCAACAAACGCGGTAGCGATCGGGCCGCCGGCAGGCGAAGAGAAGGACATCAGCTACGGACCTCACCGAGGGAGTAGCCCATCTGGCGTGCAGCATCGAGCATGCTCTGTCCGGCCGCCGCGTCACCCTTCCACCACGAGGGGGCGCGAGACTTCGGAGCCCGGGGCTTGCCTTCCAGGGTGGCTGCCGCGGTCTCCAACTGACGATCAAACTCTGCTCGCTGCTCCTCGTTCAAGTTCCGCACCCTCACGAAGTAGATGAGGTTGAGCCTTCGGTTGAAGGGTAGGACCCAGGGGTCTATTCCGCGGGCTGCACACCACCCATCGAAGTCACGTTCGTTCCGCCGTGCCCATTGGTGGAGGGCAACGGCGGCTCCGTAGGGTGGGGCTTGCTGTAGCACTCCACCAGGTGCTTGATGACCGCCTGGGCGTGCGATCGACCGATGGGGCGGAGACCGCCCCTCTGACCGCTCGCCCGGTACCGGTCGGCGAAGAGCTGCCGCGAGTCCTCACGCATGACCATGTCCAGGAAGTTGGCCAGCTTGAGGTCGTACTTGCGCTTCGCGACGGCGAGGGCCTGGAGATCCTCCTTCGTCGCGTTCTCGGGCTCGATGCTCAGCAGGTCGCCGAACTCATCGAGGCTGAGCAGGTCGTCGATGAGACCGCCACCGATCGATGCCACGCAGTGGAATGTGTCATCGTCGATGGTGAACTCGATCTCCTTCCCGATCGCTTCGGTCTGGATGTGGAACGCCGATGTCATCGCTGCATCTCCCGTTCTAGGGCCGGTCGCAGGTACGGACGCGCTCGCATCCGCACGCTGCCATCTCGGTTACGGGTGCCGTTCTCGACGTAGCTTGCGTACTCGACGTTCGTCCCCACCGTAACCACTAGGTTACGGCCTCGCCGGTAAGGCGTGGTGGTCTGGATGGAGGACCGCAACCGCCCGGTGTCGACCGGGCATAACTGCTTGGCCGTGCTCTGGACTCGCAAACCCCGCTGATACAGGTAGGTTCCCGCGGGCGTACTCAGCCCGGGAGGCTGGAACACCTTACGCCGGTTATTGAGATGGACCACTACGCCCATCAGCACTCCCTGCAGTTCGGAATACCTGCCAGCACTATTGCGGTCGATCCCACGCAACCGCCCTCGGGACCGTAGCTGTCGTGATCGCCGAACATCCAGCTAAAGGGCTCGCCCACGATGGCCGTGACTGAGTCCCTATCGGCGAAACAGCAATCTATGCCCTGCCGAACCGCCTCCATATCGACCATGGTCAGGAAGGCGGTGTCATCAAGCTGGGCACAGGTGGCGGGTCGTTCCCGATGCCCGGTGGGCATGCACCGGATGATCTGGACCACGTACGTGACCACCGTGTAGGGGGCCTCGCAGTTGGTGTTGACCCCGGCTCCGAGGGCGGGTGTCGGGAACGCAAACGAGGGATAGTGGCGAGCGATGTTGACGGTCAGCTGTCCTTCGCAGCAGTCCTCATGAGAGGGAACGGCTCCTGGTACTAAGCAACGACGTTCGGGGCAACCCGCGTCCGTCTCTTGAAGCTTAGCACACACGCATTCGAGGAGCAAGCCCCCGAGGTTATACGCCCGGTCGAAGTGAGGCACGGCTCACCTCTGAATCCGGTCTTCGATCATCCGATCGGGCGACCACACCTGGGCTCGACCGCTGATCCCCTTGGGGTTGTACGTTCCGATGAATCGGTCTGCCAGCAGGACGCCGGTCAACCGATGATCAAGCGTGTCCTTGACGGACGCTCTCTCGAAGGTCACGCCCTGGCGCACCACCCGCTGGATGGATGCCACGAGCTGGCAGGGTTCACCCATGCAGGCTCGGGCGATCTCAGCGGTCAGAGCACCGAGCGCCATCTGTCCCAGTCGGGGGACATCCTCACCGAAGGATGCGTTGATGAACCAGGTTCCCGGGCCGCTGGTCTTGGTCCAGTCCTGGCAGGTCGGCCACTCACCACCGTCGGTGCGGACAACCTCGGACCCGCTGTACACGACATAGCCGGTGACCGGCAGGGTCTCGCCGTCGATGACAATGCTCTCGATGGAGTTGATCCGGTCGGCGAGCACGACCTTGGACACGGTACTACAGGAGCAGTCACCCGCACACAGGCCGCACGCCAGGTTGATCCATACCCCACCGACCAGAGCCGGCCAAGGGTAGTCCCACACTCGGGACGACAGAACCCCTTCGTGCCAGATGACGTCCGCGGGCCAGCCCTGGTCGCACTCCTTGCGGCAGGGCCGCAGGGGAATGACGCAGTTACCGAACCGCTCGCCGGTTGCGTGCCACAGGATCTCCGTCGCGGCCTCTTTGGCATACCCGGTAACAGCGACATCCAAATCCTGGATGTCGCCGCACCAGATCAGAGGCCACTCGCAGAGATCACCGTACACGGTGCTCCTACGAGGCCGGCAGGGTCACCGCACCGCAGCCGGTCGTGTCCGGCAGCGGCATGGCCGCGAGGTTGAACCCGTAGTGGGCACCCGCCGGCACCGCGGAGATCCAGTCCGGGGACGTCCCCGGGCCGGTTCCCCACAGGGCGTTGGCTGGGGCCGTCCTCGCTGACAGGGACCACTCCAGGACCCCGTCCTGGATGGTGAAGTCGTTGAACCGGCCGCCGAAGAGGTTGGGCCAGGCCCAGTAGGCGCGGAG